ATCAATTGCTGACTTGCTATAGATGTTACCAAGAACCCCGTTAATACTCAAATCAATTGCTGACTTGCTATAGATGTTACCAAGAATCCCGTTAATACTCAAATCAATTGATGTCTTGTTATAAAAATATTGATTCATACTTAAATCATGAGCTGATTTGCTATAAATATTACCAAGGACACCGTTAATACTCAAATCAATTGCTGACTTGCTATAGATGTTACCAAGAACCCCGTTAATACTCAAATCAATTGCTGACTTGCTATAGATGTTACCAAGAACCCCGTTAATACTCAAATCAATTGCTGACTTGCTATAGATGTTACCAAGAATCCCGTTAATACTTAAATCAATTGATGTCTTGTTATAAAAATATTGATTCATACTTAAATCATGAGCTGATTTGCTATAAATGTTACCAAGAACGCCATTAATACTTAAATCAATTGCAGACTTGCTATAGATGTTACCAAGAACGCCATTAATACTCAAATCAATGGCAGACTTGCTATAGATGTTACCAAGAACGCCATTAATACTTAAATCAATTGCAGACTTGCTATAGATGTTACCAAGAACGCCATTAATACTTAAATCAATTGCAGACTTGCTATAGATGTTACCAAGAACGCCATTAATACTCAAATCAATAGTTCTCTTGGTATAAACATTGCCAAGAACCCCATTAATACTCGAATCAATTGCGGTCTTGGTATAGACATTACCAAGAACACCATTAATACTCAAATCAATGGCTGTCTTTGTATAATACGTACCCATTGAACTTTGTACAAAAGCCGTCGTTGCTACACGCGTCGAATTATCCGTAGTAGTCTGCGTAGTAGCCGTAGGATTACCCAAGAGAGGCGTATCTGATAATAAGTTTGTTCCATTGACCAAATATGTTCCACTTGTATTGATACTGCCTGAAATATCAAGTGGATACATTGCGGATGATCGACCAATAGCAACATTACCCAAATTATAGTATAAATTAGTACTACTTGTTTGGAATGAAAAATACGACGACCCAGTTGGACCTATAATTGGAATCGAAGTTTGTATATTGGTCGGATACGTATTTGTAAAATAAAATGTAATTGGATCGCTGCTCGCACTATCTGCTCCCACTGTTATTTTTACAAATACTTGTTTTGATTGACCAGTTAAAAATGTTGTTGGAATAATATTTTTAATATTATATTCAGTTGTAAGTTTACTAGTTAAATATGTTTTTGAACTTGACGCGAGCATTGTAATTTCATATCTTCCGGCAACACTTTCTACGTTATAATAGAGGTTCCATGAAATATAATTATTCGCAAATGTATCACTTGTAGTTGAAGCATTTATGTTCATAGTCCAAATACCGCCTGGAATAAAATTATTGGTAACTGTATTGGGCGATAACATAAATTGCATTGAATATTGATTGTCTGTCGCACCAGTAAATGGTATAGTGTATGGTCCTGTACCACCCGGTAGAGTATATGAAAATGTCGCATTTGTATTGGGGATTTGCTCTGCTAAATAATACGTAAATGTTTGACCTAAATTAGAAAATGTTTGTGAAGTTTGTTGACTATCATAGTTTAAAAAATATATCAAGCCTCCTGCGGAACCAGGTGATCCTTGAATACCAATTGGACCGATTGGACCTGTTGACCCTGTTGAACCGGTTGGACCAGTTTGTCCAGTAGGACCAGTTTGTCCAGTAGGACCGATTGAACCCGTTCTGCCGGTTGAACCAGTGGTACCAGTAGGACCTATTGAACCAGTGGTACCAGTTGGACCAGTGGTACCCGTATTGCCAGTTGGGCCAGTTGATCCCGTATTGCCAGTTGGGCCAGTTGGGCCAGTTGGGCCGGTTCGACCAGTTGAACCTGTATTGCCGGTTTGACCAGTTGACCCGGTATTTCCAGTTGGACCAGTCGCGCCGTTAGTGCCGTTACTACCGTTAGTGCCGTTTGGACCAACTGGACCAACTGGACCAACTGGACCAGTAATTCCAGTAGAACCCGTATATGATATACCATTGGTACCGTTGGTACCATTAGTGCCGGCTGGTCCGACTATACCTTGAATACCAGTCGGGCCTTGGATACCAGCTGGACCACGTGCGCCAGTTGGACCAGAACCCGAAATATCCATACGTATAACTGTCTCTTGCGCAACAATTTCTGTATTTTCGACTGTGTTAACAAAAGCTTTAACAACTCCTCTTGACAACTTAGCATTTGCTGCTACATTGTTATTTATTACCCAAACTTTTTTTCTCATACCTATTATATAATTATTAGGTATATATTTGCTGCAAATAAACTCATTCTTATCAAATGAGTTTATATATGGTTTAATAATTAATTTGTATTATTAAACCCGCTTTTTGGCCGATATTTAATTAAATCTTTTGCGTCGGCCGTTGTTGAAAACTGCCGGGTTCCGAAAACGTCCCGCAACAATATCCATTCAAAAAGACCTCCTGGGTAAAACCAAACATTTCTAAACCCGAGCTTCAATAGCTGGTTTCGTTTTTGAACCAATAGTTCATAATCATCCACGTTTTTCCCATACACTATAATATGCGTATCATAGTTGTTCTCGGCTAAAAGACTATTTATTTTGATGGTTTCTTTCTCAATTAGAATAGTTCGCTCAATTAAGATGCTTTCATCCTCCATGATGTGAATCAGAATACACTGACTATGTCGAATATCGTCGTAATTTGCAGTGGCTTGTGTTGTGTTTCCCATATTACAGAGCAATAGAACAAATCTTTATGTTTTTTGTGAATCTTATAGGTGCTTATACGCTATGCTTATGTCGCGTTTTCCGATTATTGTTTTTGGGTCTTCCTCTAGTTTTCTTTTTGCCTCTCTTTGTCTTTGGTTCTGGATAAAAGTCTGAATCGTGGTCGACTGTCCCTTCGCTTACCAGGGAAACCGGTGTACCATTGACAATGTATTTCTTGTAATATTTGCGAATACCGCTGCGATTTACATTTATTTCTGAAAATACGGAATTGTCCAACGGCGTATTACGTATTTTTCCGCAAATACCTTTGATATTGTGAAACATAGTGTCATTATTTGGACTATACCCGGCAGTAATGTCAAATGATTCAACCAGAATACCATTTTCGCGGTTGGATTCGTGAAAAATATTGGCCGCTCGATTATCTACCAAAATCGTGTTTGTTGCCGTGTATTTTTCGGGGAAAGCTTGATAAACGCGGCGCAAATCTTTTTCTTCCATGCCATTTGCTAAATCTTCCTTGATTTCTTTGATTGAATAGACAAAGGTGAATGGGTTGTTATCAATGCCTATATAGCTCATGATTTCGCTTTCAATGAACTTTGAATAAGACTCGTTTCCATAGGTCCAAATCGCAATGTCGATGCTATTTGCCTTGGCAAATTGAATGAAGTCGCGCAATCCGGGGCGAAAAAGAAGTGCGTATTTGGCGGTTTCGTGCGCCTCTATTTTGTTGGGATACAGTTTCTTATAGGTTTCCCATTTGTTCATACTTGTAGGATTGTGTAAATATTGGACCATGGTCTCATCAATATCAAAAATTATGCATAGATTGGGGATATTCATAAATGATATAAACGAAAACTATATATATATACAGTACAAATGGAACCAACGGTAAGATTGGAACCTGTGGTGTGTTGTCAGGTGTGTTGTAGCAATTATAATAAAACTACCCGTCATTTAGTGAAATGCTATTTTGCCAATTGCGGGTACGAATCATGTAAAGAATGCGTACGAACTTATCTTACGAGTATCACGACGGACCCCCATTGTATGAAATGCCGCAACAAATGGAATATCGAGTTTACCAAGACATCACTGAACGCATCGTTCATGGAAAAGGACTATCGCGTCCATCGCCGAAAAATATTGACCGATACGGAGATTGCTAAAATACCGGAATATTACGAGGGTGCACTCAGATACGGGAAAATCTCCGAATCGGATAAACAGATGGCGGAAATAATCAACCAAATCGCGGAATTGCGCAACCAAATATCCGAGCTTTATCGCGAGCATGAACAAATACGCATCAACATGGGGAACATCAGTCAGGTTGCACGTAAGTTTGTCATGCCGTGCCAAACTGGCGGATGCCGTGGAATGCTTTCGTCGCAATACAAATGCGACTTGTGTTTGAAACATACTTGCCCTAAATGTTTTATTGCTGTCGAAGGGGGGGATCATATCTGTAAGCAGGAAGACGTCGACACCGTGGAGGAGTTGCGCAAAAATACGCGCCCTTGCCCTAATTGCGGAATGCGCATTTCAAAAATCGACGGCTGTGACCAGATGTGGTGTACGGAATGTAAGACCGCGTTCAGTTGGAGCAAGGGGACGGTGGAGAAGGGGGTCGTCCATAACCCGCATTATTACCAGTGGATGCGCGAGCACGGACAGGTTGCGGTAACACCGGTAAATCAGTGTAACCAAAATGCCGTGTTCAATGGGTCAGGACGGCAAATTACGGAAATCACAAACGACTGTATTAACTCGCGTCGGATTCCGCGCATATTTTGCGAGGTGTTTGACAATATGGAGTTTCGAACGGATGTGAAAAACCGCGGCGAAAAGGCGCTGAAAGACGCAGTTGAAAAATATATGCCGTTTTATGGTCGCGTAAAACCGATGGTGACCGCTACGAAAACGCTGGCCGAAATGATTCGTGTTAATTCCCAGTATTTGACTAATTTTCACCGATATATCGTTCATATGGAGCAGGTGGAACTCCGCCCATTGGCGGAGGCGATTCGAACCCGCACCCAAAACAAATACTCGATTTATAGGTATATATTGAATGAGATTGACCGCGAGCTATTGGCGGATGATTTGATTCGTGCCGATACTACTACTATGAAGGACCGCGCTTTTATGGATATTTTGGATGCGCTTGTTATGGTCGGAAAACAGATTTTGGTGGATTGTATGACGGAATTACAGCAGAATCGTGACCCCCAATGTTTGGAGCTATACGATAAGTTTGATTATGGTAGCACTATGACAAATTATTACAATCCCGCGTTTATTTCGCAATTTGTCATATGTGAGGCGGCATTCCCGTGTGAAAAAATGGTGGAATACCATAATAAAATTTTGAAAATTACGGAGAAATATACTATGGCAATCCGTCGTTATTGTGCGTATTCGACCGTTGAATCGTTGCGATTTTTGCTGATTTACAATAGTAGAAAGACGCTGCCATTGTGGAATTATACCGAAGGACGAACATCGTATCATGGGTTTCAAAATAAGACGGAAATCCAGAATGAAATTGACCAGCATCGGACATTGTTGGCGGAGATGGATAAAATATGTGAAGTTGCGGTCGAACACACCCTTGAAAACACCTTTGTATAAGCACTGCGAAATAATATGTATGTACTGGAATACATATTATTTGGGTCCTGGTTTATTTTTTGTTGTATCGATTGTAATTTGATTGCTTGTTTGGAGGATATGCCGGTTTATGACTGAAAGAGTCTCTTGGATGTGTCGCATTTTGACTCGAAGAGTCTCTCATCGGGTCTCTTGTATATGTCGGTCGATTGTGGTTTTCATGCGACACCAATTCCGCAATATGGATACAATGCCGGGTTTCCACTTTTTTAGTCGGCTCCCACATCCGAAACTTGCGATTGAACACACATTCAACATTGTGTTCGCGCGCCAAATCCACATATTTATCGAGCCGCATATCCTGAAAGGTTTCTTCGTCGTCGCTTTCTTCGCCATAATCAATATTGATGTTCTCCTTGATATTGCGAAACAATGAGTTCATATATTTGCTCTGTTGCCGGGTTCCAATGTACAAAACATTCACATAAACGGTGGTGTCTTGGCCTCCATGGGCAAACATATGATACACGTCATCGCGCACATCAGCGACTACGCGGAACACGGCCGCTCGTGAATACGCGGGCAGCCTATAATTCACATCTGTCCTGGGGACCAATATTTGGGTCGATAATTCAACAACCGGCTGCGGTTTTTTGTAAATGTGGTTCAAATAAGGCGCCACTTTGCCGGATGAGCGAAACTGGATGTGATGGCTCACATATTTCGCGGGTTTTGTCATGGATTCATAGAAGGGGAGCGAATCGAGTGCGGCATCACGGCTGACGCGCATATAAGGTAACGATAGAATCAGACCATCGTGGGCACACTGGTCCGGCAAATCTTTCTCGAACAGTTTTTGTAAATAGGTCAGCTTTTCCCCAAACAGAAGATGGCGCACATTGCGGCCGCGATAATGACACAAGTCTTCAATGACGAATACGGGCAACTCGCCGTCTTGGATGATTGTGCCGTATAAGAGCGTCCCATAATAACTTTCCGTGGTGAGCGCTGGTACGTTGACGCGCCGGGAACCGACGATTTGATTGGATTTGTTCAGGTCGAGCAAGATGGCAATGTCGATGTCATTGTCGTATGTGAACCAGATCAAGTGTTTTTTGCCGGCCGGTATAGCCATGGCGATGTCGTAGATAGGAGGAACTTTCTTATGCGCAAATGTTTCATAAGAAAGTTCGAACGCCGGGAAGCGATGCATGATATGTGAGTAGTCCATTTGGATTATTTGGCGGAATCCGTTTATGTTGTTTTAGTATATTCATAGTGCGATGATTTCCTCATTTAGTAGTTTAGGAGGAATGGTACCAAAAAACCCGGCGGTTGTGGTGGGGTCAGAGTTTTATTACACATTTGATACGGTAGATTTTGATGCTGTTAATTATAAATATAAAAATAATGTCACTGGTGTCTATGATTTAAAGATTTATCGTTCTACTGCCGATATGACATCGTCTACTACAAATATTACCGGAACCACGGATTTAGCCCTTAATGGAACAGACCAATACGCAGATATAACATCTATAACAACCGGTACAAGCGGGATAACTATTTCGGTTTGGTTTCGCTCATCTGGTACCTCATATAATTCATATGTATTTGATTTAGGAAATGGAAGTTCAAAAAATAATATTGAACTCTATTTAGACACTACTACTAATAAACCAGTGTTTCGCATATATAAAGGTACTACGGCATATACCTATACAGGAACCAGTTTTATAGATGTCACTATGAGAACGGATAATTCCTATCGACACATAGGAATTGTTATGGATCCAAATGGAACTTTTAAGTATTATTTGAATGGTGGGTTATACAACACAACCACTGGAAATCAGTATCCAAATCCTATTTTACGAGTAAACAATTATATTGGGTATGGATATAATGGTATTGGTACGCCATATTTAAATGGAGGAATTGGAGAGTTCCGCATGTATAATACCATGAAAACGGACGCTGATATGCTCTCGTATTATAAATCAAATACCCGTATCGACAATTACGCAAATATGTTTTTTCACTATAAGTTTTTATTAGGAGATTTAACCGGAAATGGTACTACACCCAAAATATTAAATTATGCTACAAGTACTTATGACATGACATTTAATCGTGCAACATTAATTTCACAAGCAACTCCTGGCGCCGCTGGTACTGTAGGATTGGCATCCGAAAATAACAAGTTTGGAAGCGAATATTTTTATTCATATTGTACTACGGTAAATTCTACATTTGGGGCGAATCTTCCAGCAATTACAACTCCGACGACTGGTGTTGGCGGATTTACTATTTGTTTTTGGTTTAAAATAGTATCATCGCCAACAACCTGGTGGATATTGTTTGGTATGAATACTCAAAATGGAACCGATTCCGCAAATCAAGCTGTCCGTATTAGTGTCCATGGTAATACAACTCCATCGAATACATTTGCTGTTGCTTCTAATAATAACGGGGTTACTTATTTTCCAGCATCAACTACTGTGGCAAACCTTGGTACAACATGGCATTTTTACTATATTAAAGTTGATTATTCTACTTCAACCGTGAATCATTGTCTTGATATGACTATAATTCCGAATTCAGTTATATCTGGTGCAGGAAATATTAATATAAACACACTTTATAATTATATCAATATATTATGTTCTCCAGCAAAAGACGTTCCTGCATATGCGCAAATGGATGACTTCAGGTTCTACAAAATACCATTGACTGACAATGAATTGCGTGCGATTTATACAAAAACCAACAAATTATAAATACTCCTCCTCCTCCAATTCAACCGAGCATTCGACAATGACCGGTTCGGCCTTTTCTTTCTTGGTCGGCTTTGTCGCGGTCTTTGGTTTAGGTGGTGCTGAAACCTTCTTCTTTGGTTTCACGATTTCCTCTTCTTCCGATTCGATGTCATCTTCGTCATCGTCGTCATCATTGCCTTCATCCTCTTCATCCGAATCCACGATAAAATCGTCCTTTACATATCCGTCCTTGGTTTTCGGGAGTCCTAAGTCATCATCGGATGATTCGGTATCTTCTTCCGAGTCCACGTCTTCAAATCCGCCATATAAATGTTCCATGATATCCTCAAACTCTTTCACCGACATATCGGAGGCAACGTCGTTCTCCATATTGATGACGACGCAACTGCCGAAAAACAGGGTATTGTCCATCGGTGGAGGGAACTCGTATTTGTTCTCCGAATTGGCGCGGCCTTCCGTCTTGCCATATAGGCACAACTTGTACTCGATTTCGTTGAATGAGACCGCCCATGTATGGGCGTGGGAAAACCCTTCGATGCTTTTGAATCCGCATTTTTTACACAAATCGGGGATGTCAAGGCCGTCCATTTTGATGGACTTTAGCTTACCCGTTTTTTCGATGAGTATCAAGGATGGCATTTAGATGATTATGTTTTGGCGTATGCGTTTATATTGTTTTGTTTTGATTGTGTTGTGATTTTTTATGCGACTATTGTATAATGCCGCAACGTCGCAAGCAACAGAAAGGCGCCGGATTACTCGATATGTTATCATCGGATCCTGCGAAAAAGATAGAGGCAAATAATAAGAGAATCGGTGAACTCGAGAAGGAATCCGAACAGAAATGTGCCGAAATTAAAAAGACAAATGATTTAAAAATCGGTGAGCTAAAAAAGAAGAATGAGGTTTTACAAAAAGCTGCAGATATGAAGAAGGCGGCGGATGCTGAACAAGCATCTTCTGGATCTATTTTTGACGGAGTTAAAAACTTTTTTGGAGCCAAATCGGATGGAGCTAAGCCAGTTGAAGCTATGGTCAAAAGTGGACCTATGGTCAAAAGTGGACCTATGGTCGAACCTGTACCCGATGCAAATGTTATTAAGAATCCTATGCTGGACAATGCCGAACCTAAGGCAAATGTCGAACAAAAGGTCAATGCTGAACCTAAGGCAAATGTCGGAGCTGATGCTGGATCCAAGCTCGGACAAGAAGATAAGTTTAACCGCATGTTTGGCGGCAAAAAATCAAAACGCAGACGTGGGCCCAAGGCGCGCAAGTCCGCCAAGAAATAAATGCGTTTTATCATATATCAAAAAACCAGCAGTTTTGATATATGGTATTCAATATCGTGATTGTATCGATATTAATCATTTTAATATTCCATTATTCATTTGATTATTTAAAAACCTTGCTAAATCCGTCGCCGCCCATTTTAGAAGATTTGAAGTATAAAAAATACAAGGCCATGATTGATGATATTTCAAAACCGAAACTGGTTCCGGAACTGGATGAAGACCTCGAGAGCTATTTTCAGACCAAGGTAGAGTTTGAAGAGAGGCTTGAATCAACACAAGATGTCTAAGGCCGACGGCCTTGGTCTAAGGATTCACCAGTTGCGGCATCATCAAGTCAATATTATTGATGAATATTTCCAGCGACTGGACATTGTTTGCCGCTAAATTGTCCGTGCATAAAAACTCGATGATATCCATCACCACTTTGATACGGTCGACCGTCCAAATGCCCGTCAACGTTGAAACCGTGGATACATCGTAAACCGCCGTCATCGCGTCTTTCTTGAACAACTTATCGTTCATATACTCGTCCAAATAGTTCTCAATGATGTTGACATAGAGGTTTAGGCATAATACGATAACGGGGCACGCCTTGTAGGTATCTTTCAATCGTTCGAGGCCCGAGATGGCGCATTGAAACAGCTTGCGGATTTGCGGTGTCTTGTCGCAGAACCGCGTATTTAGAAACGTGGCGCACGCGATTTGGATGGGATTATAGAGGTATTGAAGGTCGGCCTTGCCTGAACTGAAATAAATGCGACACAGGGCCTGGAATGGCCCCGGTTCCTGGATATAAAAAACATTGTCGGAAATGCGAAACTTGGTGCCTACAGGTTTGTTGCGCAATATGGCGAGTTTCACAATGACAGACAACGGGTCCAATATATAGAGGCGGTAATTGGTGTTTTTGGCATTATCGGGAATATCGGCGCTGGACATATATATCTCGAGGGGCGAAAATCTTTATGCTGTTGCGACCCGAAATGGTTTTCTTACCATAATATATATGAGTAGTCCTTCTCAAAAAAAACCAAAACTAGAAGAATGTCCGGTATGCATGGAAGATATGACAAAAGACAAGATTGCCAAAACATTTTCTTGTGGTAAACATAAAACATGTGGTAAATGTTATGCCGGTATAATGACAACTAATACACAAAATTGTGCGTGTCCTCTATGTCGAAAGAAAGAACAACTACTTGGTATAGAAGAATGGACACAGATAATGTATGCGCATCGTGATAAACTATCAAAAGCTGAGTTGTTAAGACTACTTGCTATTATGACAGAACATAAATCGCAATTAAATCCAGAAGATATTCCCGAACACATGTATAGAGACCTACCCCCATCACCGCCAAAGGCATCATCATTGTCGGTAAAACCACCATCACCACCAAGGACATCATCATCATCGGCAAAGGCATCATCATCACCAACTTTTGCGGAGTTAACACGGTTGGCACAACTTCAAAGTAAAGGAACGCTAGGAAAACGCAAAGGTGGGCAAAAAAAACGAGGGACTACCAAGAAACGTAGGTAATATTTTTTGTATATTTGTAAGCAAACATACAAACCGGTTTATTGGTGATTTTTGGTGGTCTTTCTTCTGGCTAAACTGCTTGTCGACAAGAACGCCGGAACCAGCCTCTTGACAAGTCCGTCCAACACAGTTTTATTCTCCTTGGACAACTTGTCAAACGCCGCAAAAAAGTCACGAACCGCTGTCTTTTTACTTTGTTTTGTTTTTCCACCAGAGAAAGACCTATTTCCACCAGAGAAAGACCTATTTCCACCAGAGAAAGACCTATTTCCACCAGAGAAAGACCTATTTCCACCAGAGAAAACCCGATTTCCACTAGAGAAAGACCCAAACAAATGGCTGAGTCCGACCTTTCGGGACAACTCAACTAGCTGTTTGCCGGGCGTCCGCCCGGTATAAGCACTTCAGGAAATGCGGGCGCATTTCCTGAACAGTTCTGGGTTCTGGCGAAGAGCCGCAATAAGAGGTATCCATTCATTATGAAGAGCGGCGACGGCGAAACCGGCAGTGAGCGAAGGATTCTCGAATTGGTCAATCCCGCCGGCAATATACCGGTAACGATTTAAAACAAAGCACCCCTACGGGGTGCGGTTTTAAATCATCACCGATACCGCTCCATCAAAGATTTAAAACGGTTCGGGAGGCCCCCGAACCGTTTTAAATCTTTGATGGTGTAAACCCAATTACCATGGCATAACGAACCGCGGCATAATGTTCTTGATTCATCTATATATTGGGTTGGTATAATTACTATTTGATGGTGTAAATCTGGCATATTATAATGACAGCATAGGTAAATAATATATCAATTGCATTATTTTTTATTGATATAATATATAATGGCAAGTAACAATCCATTTACTGTAAGTTCAATTACTAACCCATTCGCGGTAAGTTCCATCACTGGAAACAATAACGACTATAATATGGGCAAAACTAAAATACCTGGATTACGAACACGCACTCTGAGTCTTTCGAAACCCCCTGGAAGTATCTATGATGAAACACCCAACAAACAAGATATATCAACAGATTTTAATGAAAAATAAAATACAGAAGATAAAGAAAACGAAGAAGTGAAAACAGTAGGTCCATCCAATAAAAAATCTTTTAAAGATTCATTGAAAAACTGGTTAACTCCACGAAAGGGTGGAAAGAAAAACAAAAAACGAAACAAAAGCAAGCGACGAAGGTCATCGCGCAAATAAGTTGTGGATAGCACACAGCCTAATTCTGCTTCCAGTGCTTGCCACAATCCAGGCACGTGATGAAAATCGTCGATGGCTCATCCGCCGACCGTGTCTGTAACTCGTAATAGGTACAGCGTTTCGATTTACATTTCTTACACGTGAACATCTCCGTCATCGCCTCGACATTGATATTGTACTTGTTGCTGTCGCGCTTGATTTTCGCATCAATCATTTCGCGCCAGTGCTCCGGGTTCATTTCCTGGTGGGTCATGAATGCGAGTGTCTTCGGGCTCACGTCTTCGTTCTTTAGTAATTGTCGCAGGTTCTCGTTCTTCAAGTTGACATAGACGGTGCGGAGACGGTCCATGTAAATGGTCGAGAACGCGGGTGCGTCCCATTTCTTGATGATTTTCAGGTTGGTTGCCTCTTTGATGGCAAAATTGTAGATGCCGATTTCCACATTTGCTAAAATCGTGGGGTTCATGTCCTTGCCGAACTTGGCGGTGAGCTTGGACCGGACGTTTTCGCGGAAGATGGTTGGGGTTTTGAGAGTTTGAGACGACATTGTTTATTTAAGCGGTTTTACTTTATGTGGTTTCATCAAGTAAAGCGAAACTATTATCAATTTTTCAACATCGGCCCAAAGGGCCGATGCCGAAAAACAATTGAATCCGAAACTTATGGTTTCAGATTCAACAATTTTTTGATTTCCGCCCTTCGAGAAAAAACACCTTACCACACCCATAACGTCTTGGTCTTAGACCAAGTTCTCGAGGTCTGCCACGCGCCAGTATTCGCATCCATTGTTCGGCAGCGGTCTGCGAATAATCATCGGCAACTTCTTCTGTTCAAACTCCATCAGCGCAATGACATATCCATCAATGATTTCGTCGCTCACCACCACAAATGGCCTGGCGCCCGCGTTGAGCTGTTTGGCTCGTTCGCCCAGTATCTTTGCTCGCTCATATTTAGTGATGAATGGCAGTGTCTTATGGAGAGGGTCCATAATGATACCGCGCTCATTTCGCACAATATTACACATGGCTTCCACTTCGTGGTAATTGTGAATCATAAGTTCCGGATGGTGTTCGGTAATGACGTTTTTGCGCAAATCATCGGAAAACTTCTGTAAATGGTTTTCGTCGCCACCGTCGTCGTCTTCATCTTCGTAGTCTTCGTCATCTTCATCTTCATCAAAGAATGCGGACTTGGCGGGTTCACCCGTTTCTAAACCTTCAATGTCAACTTCCTCTTCCGCTTCTTCTTCTACATCATCGTCCATGTCGTCGTCGCCCATATCATCGATGTCGTCGTCGTCGTCGCCGATACCGCCCATTTGGAGATGAGGGGGGAGTTTTAGTTTTTTGGCAGTTATGTATTTGTAGTCGCCTCCGGCTGAATCGGAATCGGAACCCGATTGATCACTAGATTCAATATCTTCTTTATAATTATTGGCCATTTTGTATATATTTGAAATATAAAATCATTTATATTTTAAATCAATTTTTCGAAGATAACTTTCAGTTATCTTCGAAAAACAGCTTGCCGCGAAAACGTGCCGTTTTCACAACAACCAATTTTTCGAACTCGAACCTATAAGGTTCGAGTCCAAATAACACCTTGGACCCAAAACTTATGGTTTCGGTTCCAAGCAATTTTTCAAAGATAACTGAAAGTTATCTTTGAATAACACCTTGTCGCAAAAACGTGCCGTTTTCACAACAAGCAATTTTTCAAACATACAAAACCCCATATGGGTTTTCATTAGCCTCTAATAACACTTTGTTAAAACAAAACTTTCAGTTATAAAAAACAATTATACCTCCCTGATTGACCATTTATTTGTTGTCATCTGTCTTCCACGTCGTGTCGCAGTGTTCGCAAATATACAAATATTTCATATTCGCATCGTCATATCTCAAATAAATGACACTTGGCTCATGACCTTTTGGCGAGTCGTGGCCGCCGGATGCGGATGAGCTCTTATCAGTCGAGCCATTGCTCTTATCAGTCGAGCCATTGCTCTTACACCCCTCATTCGGGCATTTCACATTGGTGATTCGTGGCAGCGTCGGGTCATGTTTGATGTATCGATTAATCATATGACTAAACTGCTGTTCGGTCTTCTTGTATTCGGTACGCAACACGACCACACCATCATCGGTCGGCTCATTGTCCTCGTGGCCGCAAAATCGGCAATAATACACGAGTGTGTTGGCGTCCTCGCCATTGATTTTGATGTAGTACATATTTTGGCATTCGGAGCAGAACTTCATTTTTGCTATATATTATGCTATCACTTTATGCCATTTCCAAGTTTCAATTTTATGGAACGACCACCAGTTTCAGACTTATAGAACGACCACCAGTTTTAGACTTATAGAACGACCACCAGTTTTAGACTTATGGAACGACCACCAGTTTTGCCGTTATGATATACATGATTTCCATCACTTTGTCGCTTCTGTCCTGGAGATTGCGCGACCCCTTGAAGGTATCATATTCGATTTCACGTTTTTCCACTATATAGGGCTCGAATATTTGCACCCAGTCTGCTTCCTCGATGATGCCCTCATTGTTGTAGGAGAGCACCACGTATTTGGCTTTGGCCAGCGAATCGGCGAGCAAGTCGCGCATCGCGGCAATCGCGGTCTTGCGACTGTTGTAGTTTGATTTGTTCCAGTTGGTGGGTATTCCGGAGACGCGCGACAGGGCGACGGGTTCCTGATTGTCGATAATCACATTTAGCATGAAATAGTTGCTGCCATAGGGGTGCTGATTATAGGGCGGGTCCAAGTAAATGATATCGATATCCTTTGGTGCCAGGTCGCGAATCACTTGGTTGGAATCGCCGCAGAAACACTGGACCGACTCGAGTTGCTGGGTTGTCCACACCGGCATTTCCACGCGAATCGGTTTCAAGATACGCGACAAGGCATTGCGGGCTTTGCCGCCGAAACATCCGACTTCACCGTCTTTGTAAAACCCTTTGAACACACCCGCGGTATTGGTATGGATACTGGCTTTCACGAGAAGCGGCACCAGCAAATAGGGGACGAGTTCGGGCTCTACCGCGTCGGCGACGTATTGGCGCAGCGTGTCGATGATAAGGGCGTTTTCGCGCGTATAGAAGCAGCGTTCGCCGACCTTGATATCATCCGTGTTTTGAGGGGCATAGAGACGCGAAATGGGACCGTCGAGCTTGTATGGTCCGGACTCGGCGAACTGGTTCATGCGCTCGATATGGTGGGCGATGCGGGATTGTGCGGTGGCGGATGGGGTCTCGAGAAAACACCGCGACATTAAATGGGCATAATTCTCTAAATCATTCGTATAAACTCGGTCGCAAAGGTCGATGAGACCGCGGATGACGACGCCGGAACCGGTGAATGCGTCCATGATGGTGAGACGTGGTTTTTGGAGACGGGTCTTAATTTGGTCGGCAATTTCGTGGATGTGTGGGATGAGCTTGCGCTTGTTGCCAATACAGGTGAGCATTGGTTGGAAAGTGAATGTGTCGGCCATTTTTTAATAGGTGATATACTTGTTGTGGTTTTGGATTTATATAGTTGGCGGAAATCAATTTTATGATACGCACTCATGAAGTGCGTATCATAAAACACTCTGGTAGTTGGCTTTGCCAACTACCAAACAATTTTTTATTCCATACTCTACAAGTATGGAATAAACAACACTTCGAACTAGCAAAACGAAACGTTTTGCGTTCGAACAATTTTATACGGTAGACCCTATGGGTCATAAGGGGGTCCTACTTCCGCTTTGCTTATCTCATTAAACCCCTATTTATTAAGTATTTCACGAGTTCCTCCTACCTGGGTACAATCAAAAAAATGTTTACACCATTTTGTATTGAACATCCGCAATGTGCAACACCCTCATCACTTATAAACAGCACTCCCTTAGGGAGTTGGCGGTTCACAAGGCTTGTGAGGCACTCACTAGCCTGCCTTTGTAAATGAGAAAATGTGTAATATTTTAAATGCCAAATATAATTTATATATAATTTATATATGAAAATTACAAAACATATTTCTTTTTATTTTTTAACAAATAGAGTTATTTATATTAATAATATTATCGATGAAACAAATAAATATGAATATACGACAGATATCTTTATTCATACAAATTTTATAGATTTAAAAAAAGAGATGTTTAATACTTATACTAATGGATATATTAAAATAATTTGTCATGACTTGTCAAATATTAATCCTTTTTATTTAACTTGGAAATGTAGAGAATTATTACAACAACAAAAAAATGAATATGATATATTTATATATATAGAAGATGATATTTTAGTTCCATATAAAGCAATAAAATATTGGTTAGAATATAACAAAAAATTAATAGAAATGAATTATAATTTAGGTTTTGTAAGAATTGAAGTTGAAAATAATATTGAATATTTAACAGATTTACATGGAAACAAGTTTGATACTATTATTATTTTAAATGAAACAAAATATTGTGTCAATAATAAAAACCCATATTGTGCCTTTTGGATTTATAATAAAAATGAGTTTAATAATTTTGTAAATAGTAAATATTATACAATTAATAATATTCAAGGTTATAACATAAGAGAACAAAGTGCTATTGGTTTACACGGCCTTTATACAGATTATTATAAAAATACTTTAATTCCAATTATAAATAATAAATTAATTGAAGAATGTAAAATATATCATATGCCAAATAATTATGTTCTTGATAAAAATACACTTTTTGCTACAATAAACTTTGATGAAGCTATAAAAAATGATATTTAAAATATAAAAAGGTAAAACAAAACATTTAGTTTTGCTAGTTTAACGTGTTGTTTATTCCATACTCGTGGAGTATGGAATAAAAAAATGTTTGGCAGTTAGCAAAGCCAACTACCAAACAATTTTATAAGGGCCTTACCGTCAAACATAAAATGGTTCGACCTTTTGAATATTGTAACGTCTATTTTTATAACACATATATATATATGGTTAATTACTTTAAAACTAAAAAAGGTTATTTTTATAAATTGAAAAAAAAAGGTGAAAAAAAAAGATATTTAAAGAAAAATAAAACACAAAAAAATAAAAAAAAAATTGGTGGAGCAGGAGAACCAATTGAAGAAAGTGATATTATGTATATAGATAAATTAGTATGTATATTAAAACCTCATATTAAAAAAGGAATAATAATATGGACGCATTATAGACAACCATTTGGATTAAATAATATATGTGCTTTAGGATTAAAAACAGGAGAGCAACTTCATTCAAAAGGTGTATATTTTGATAGAAGTATAATACATCCATATATATTTTTTAGGGCACCTTTTTATTCGAGAGTAATTGATTATACAACACCAGAAACAGAAATAAATAGTTCATATAAAGACAAACAAATACCTGAAGACAAACAATCACCTGAAGACAAACAATCACCTGAAGACAAACAATTACCTGAAGACGAACCAGCAAAAAAAAAATCAAGAGTTTTTAGAGACGAACCGGCAATTACATATAAACTAGCAATTAGAGACGAACCCGCAAAAGAAGAATCCAGAGTTTTTATTAGAGTTGATCCAGATAGAACATTTGTATTTTCAAGTGAAATTAGAACTAAGTCTGAATTTGTTAATAAAGGAGTAGATACTATTTTACCTTATTCTAAAAAAACGTTATCTGAATATTTAAGAATAATTAAGGCGAATGTAGAAATTATAAAAAATGTAACACCTGGTCACAAAATCGTGTATAATTTATATTCAAGTGAAGCAAAACAAGTTAATAATAACGCAAACCTTCAATCTATATTTAATTCTAATCTCATTGAAAGAAATAGTGAAATACTTGTATCAATTCCACATTTAACCCCCGATTTTTTTGTATTATGTACATGATAAATAATACCGAATCAAAAGCAAAAATTGTATGTTTCCTGTGCCCTACCGGCACACAGGAAATTGTTTAAAAACGAAACGTTAAGTTTCGTTTTTAAAGTGCTTTTTGAGTTCTCCTACAAGAGAACTCAAAAAGTTGTTTGGTAGTTGGCAAAGCCAACTGCCGAAGTGTTTTCTGTGTGCCAGTAGGGCACACAGGAAATTGAAATCTTTTTTATAATTTTATCAGTGGTATAAAATAAAACAAACCCTTGAATAAAATGGAACAAACTAACGAACACATCCCTTCTGTTGTACAGAACATTATTGATGTCCAGATTCAGACTTTTCAACCCGAAGACCATAGTCAACTTGATGAAAATACTCAAACTTTTGATTATAATCAGGTTGATATACAATCACAGCCAGAAGTCTATAGTCAGGTTGATGACTCTTCCCAATTGGATGTGGAATCGCAATCAATTAAGGTCGACAAGTCAAAGACCAAAGCCAAAGCCAAGGGCGACAAGACTCAGTCTGCCGACAAAACCCAATCAGCGGCTCTTAGGACCCGCATCAAGACCATGCACGACGGCGGCCAGCATTTCAACGACGACAGCAAGCATTCCGAGGACCGACTCACTTCTGTGATTCAAACCAAAATCTTGCCCCATGCCCGAGTCCGCGTCGAGAAAATCGGTGGCGCCGTGGTTTTCCTCAAACAAATCAGCCTCTATAATGTCATGGAGATTTTCGCACAACACAATCCCGACGAGGAAATTGACAATTGCGAAGAGAACAAGAAAGTGTACATGAAACCCGACGGCGGCATTTTGATTGCGATTATCGATGGTAAATCGTACCCCATCTTGTTGACCGAGGACAAGCTTCAGGGCACCAATGACGAACGCCGTGCGCAGGGTCTCGCACGCCAAGCGACCGGCAATGCCATCGAGCGCGCTGCGAAGAACATCCGCGGTGCCGAGATGTTGTTTTGCGCATCGCCCGTCTTTCCTTATGTGCTCTTTGCGTCCGGTTGCGACCTACATAGCTCGGAGACAATATCGAAGCGCCTGGAGATGATGAATTATGGCGTGAAGAACCATTACATTGAGATGTCGACAATAGAGCAACTTGTCGAGGCACGGGTGGCTCAGATGTTGGACCGAATCAATATTGCTAAGCGATTTGGCGGGAAATGTGTGGCCTCTATGTTTGTGAAAGCGCACAAGTGGGATGAAATGGCGCATGGGGCGTCAGCGTGGTCGATTGCGGAAATCGAGGCGGTATGTATGCGGGTGGTGGATGCGGCGATCGATGCATTACCCAAGAGATAAGTGTCGAAGGCACGACCTATAGAAGGCGTGACATTAACAAGAGTACAATAGTTTCCAGGTAAGTAAAAAACAAAAATAGAGGGGTCTGTATGCCTCTATTTTTATTGAGAATGTATATAATAATCACGATATGTCAATGTCGCGCCAGCACATACAAGCCCATGAAGCGCACAATGAAGGAATGCCGCAGTTTTTGTATATTTTTTTCGTTCTAACCATATGCTGAATGGATACGCAAGCGCACCCAATATTGTAGGTCCGGCACATAATAGTTTATTTGTTGTAAATAGTGACAACCCAATATGATAAGGAACCGTAATAAACGCGACGGATATGTCAATGTATCGCCGCACGGATTTCAATAAAGGTTTTCGCCAATAATTGACCGAGGTCATAAGTAATAAGACACCCATTGTACCACCGAGTGGATTTCCGTAGTAGAATCCGGCGAATATATTGATTGGGTGAATAGCGCACATTTTCAAAATATATTGGTATATTCCGTCGGGGTATGCAAGTTCATCTGAAGATGGTGATGGTGGTGCGTCTGAAGATGGTAGTGCATCTGAAGATGGTGGAAACCCTTTGAATAAAGAATCTTCACCTTTTTGTGGTTGACTTGTATTTAAAGGTGATAGTTTTGTTGCGAATGGTATGTCGATATCAAATTGTGATATATTTGTTGCCAATGGCATATCAATTTCGGATTTTGATATATTTGTTGCTAATGGTAATTGGTCATTATTTAAGGGTGTAAACCCGACCTTTAAAGGGTTAAACCCGACCTTTAAAGGTGTAAGTATGAGTTTAAAAAGTGATTGACGAGTACTCAGTCCGATACACAATGGTAAATCAGAATCTTTCATTCTTAAATAATATTATTATTATTATTTATTTATATTCTTATGTAAATTAAAAACTACAAATGTAGTTTTTTATTTACTTGTTTATTTGGTTATTTGGTTATTTGGTTATTTGGTTATTTGGTTATTTGGTTATTTGGTTATTTGGTTATTTGGTTATTTGGTTATTTGGTTATTTGGTTATTTGTTTATTTGGTTATTTGGTTATTTGTTTATTTGGTTATTTGGTTATTTGTTTATTTGGTTATTTGGTTATTTTTATATGTGGTAATGGTAATAGTAATAATATAAGTGTGTTAGACCATCGACTCCAATTCAGCGACGCGCGTCTCCAATTCGACTATGCGTGTCTCGAGTGACTTGTACGCATTTTGCATATGCTCATTGGCACGTATCGTCAATGTAACCGGTGGGTCTTCGCAAAACGAAAATGTGATATCGTATTTCGAATCATTTTCGAGCCCCTGGATGAGCGGCTGGCTCCAGCGGTCTCTTGGGGTCTTATGGACGATGACTTGATGAAACGTTGCGGAAGATTCACCTTGTTCCAAGTCTTCGAACGACTCGGTAATCGGCACAAACTCCACATGATTCACTTTGCCAAGATTGTGTTTCCAAAAGATGTAGACAATCATCTCCTTGGTGTAAGACTTGCTGATGCGTTCGATGCGTAAAGACATTTTGGGGACTGTTTATTAGGGATTTGTTATAATTATGCTTTTACTTTTCTTTGAAAAAAGATTTCAACTTTTCAGATACACACTCTACGAGTGTGTATCAAAAACCACTTTAAAAATGAAACTTAGCGTTTCATTTTTAAACAACATTTTGAGTTCTCTTACCCAGAGGGTCCACCTAAGGTGGACTGTGTCTTATGACCCGGAGGGTCCACCTTATACCGTCTGTGATGGGACCTTGGATATTTCACTCTCATTTTCCGGACATTTCATCTTGGTTTGTTTGAACTCGAAACAAGCCCCCGTCGAATCTTTATACTGAACATTATTCACATTCTCGGGGCTGGGATATACAAAAATCTTGCGTTTCTCGGGATTAAAAATATGAACAAAGAAAATTCCAATTGCTAAACTAATTATGAATATCGGGATTCTTATGTATTTGAGAATACTCATTGTATATTCTATGCATGGATTATTTGGCTTTCTTGGCCGGCTTGTCCTTCTTGGAAAACAACTTGATGAGCTCTTCTTCAGACAAAGGGGCTTGTACTGATGCTGGTGGTCTCAACCCGGATTTTCCCTGAACCTCTGTGCCAATCTTGACGACGTAATTCTTGTCGCCTACGGGTATGACTGAAGGATTTGCTTGAGAAGGTGTATGAGAAGGTGCATGCTGCGCTTGAGAAGCTTTCTTCATCTCCATTTTCTTGCGCAGTCTCTCTTTCATCTCCGCCTGTTTGCTCATCTGATTCAACTTATTCATATCCATCTTGGCACCTCCGCCGCCCAACCCTTTTTCGAACATTTTCATGAATGGTGTGCCCGCGAGTCCTTTCATCATATCGGCAAAATCCGCGCCCCCGCCCATATCCTTCATTTTCTCCATGAGTCCCGCCATTTCCGCCATCAACTCTTCTTGCGAAATGTCGCCGCGTTTCATTCGTTCTTGTAGTTTTGTGGTGATTTTCTTGAGTATGAGCACCATCTTCTTGGGGTCTTTGATGAGCTTCATCAACACATCTTTGCTAGACTTCATGTTGGCCTCGTCGCCTTCGTCGAAAAAGTCCTTCAAATCGTGGGTGAACTCGTCGGTGAACTCTTTTGCCAATTTGCCAAGCTTGCCTTCGAGAAGAGTCTTCATGTGCTCCTTTAGAATCTCGGGATTGGGCATTTTGAATCCGGGCTTCCCGGCACCGCCGATGCCTTCGGTACCTTCAGCACCTTCGGTGCCTTTGGATGCGTTACGCAGTCCTTCGAAAATATCCTTCATCGCATTGGATAAATCTTCGGCTTCATCCAAAGGAACACCTTCATCGGGCTCTTCACCAATAGAGTCACTTGTACTTGCTTCTTCGCCTGTACCTTCGTTTGCGTCATTCGTTGCTTCGCTGGATTCCATGTTCTTGAAAAAATCACCCACTCCCGCCATCGTCTCCGCCATTTTGGCATGAAGTTCGTTCTCATCCATTGCCTCAAAAATATTCGCAGCATCGCCAAACCTCTTGGGGTCATTAACCGAACCAAGCACCGTAAACAAAATGAGCTGTAAATATTTCCAAATTGAGGTTTTTGTCTTATCACTGACACCGGGGCAATTGAACAAGATACGGAAGTCGACATCGGGCAAGAAGTCAACAACCATCTTGCTGCCGGCCTCAAAAATATCCGCATTGGTGTACATGATATCAAAGAATCGCTCGGGATATACGGCTAAACAATGCGCGTGGAGTTTTTCGTATTCGACATCAGACACGGTGGCCCACTTGGACCACATAAAGGCATATTCGGGGAAAACTACCGATAAATCTGCGGTGAAGTCGGTTATAATCGAACGAAGATTCGATGGTACTGGAGATGACATATTATAGTATTTTACAAAGTCTTTTTATATTCATATGAACGCAAATATTCATCGAATATACAAAAAATTGTTTAAAGTGTTTTCTGATGCGCACTTGTAGAGGGCGTATCGGAAAATTGAATCTATTTTTGATTCTATTTTTGAATCCAAATGACAATCAAAATCTAAAATGTACGAGCTATTTAAAATTATTAGTGTAATTGCGATTATTCTCTGGGCTCTCCGAGACAAAATCGATGAGCCCAGAAATGTAAAATACTGTTGTAATAAGGCAAATGAAACCAAAGTCAAGTCATCCTCAATCGAGTCATTTACCGTCGATGCTCCGAGTGATGATGATACGCCTGCTGCTCGGCCATTCATCGTATACGAGACACCTGTGATCGATATGCCTGCGGCTGAATCCATTGTCGAGTCATTTACCTTTGATGTTCCTAATGATGATACGCCTGCTCCTCAGCCATTCGTCGTATACGAGACACCTGTGATCGAGTTATCAATTGTCGAGTTATCCACCGTCGAGTTATCTACGGTCGATATGCCTGCGGCTGAATCCACCGTCGATATGCCTGCGGCTGAATCCACCACTGTCGATATGCCTGCGGCTGAATCTACCATTGATGATATGCCTGTGGCTGAATCTACCGATGATATGCCTGCGGCTGAATCCACTATCAACGACGATGAGCCAGAAGAAGACATTTTGTCAATCGACGACTTATACGGCGACTACACGGATCTTTTGATGCCCTCTATCATGTTACGACTCTCCAATAACACATCCGTCAACAACACCTTTGTACCACGAAACAACTGTTTTGGAGTAGTACACGCCTCTATATGAATGTAGTTGCCTTGATGAATCCAAAATAAAACAGCCCAAACGCAAGACTCTTTAACATCAGCCCATAAATGTTCATATTGCCATCTTCGTTGTGTATTTTCAAAAAGCCTAAATACTTGAATATGAAAGTATTGATAATTGGAAGCTGGAACAAGAAAAACATGACTCCGATCAAGATGGGGGTCTGGAACTCGTCGTATGTGGAAACCACTAGGTCTTCGCGGTGTTTTTGTTTTTGATGGTTGTCCGACATTTTCTCGAGTTTGGTTTCATATTCGCGCAAATAATCGTGAGTGAGTTTGGCGCTTGGGACATGGTTGGGAATCATGTATTCGTCATTTTGGAAAGCGGTGGTGTCTTGGGGGACGCCGCGATTCATCATGGGAGGGAGTTGAGATTCGCTGGGATACCCGGGACCAAAGCCGCCGGAACCACCGGGAGGGACACCCATTCCAGGGCCTCGACCCATTGGGTCCATAGGACCTTGGCCTTGTCCATACATTTGGTTCCCATCCCCTCTCACAGATATGGTCGGAAGTTGCGTATCGGTTGGTGGCGGAATACCAAATTGATTTTGATGAACATTGAGAGGCGTGTATTGGGTGGGGGATTGTCCAAAGTCTTGGCGATTTCGAGTTTGATTATTGGTTTGGCCACCGGGACGACCGACGTTGAAACTGCTGTTGTCGGGGAGTTCGGAAATACGAGTAATGTCGTTTCTGTCCATTCTATACAATGAAAGGTAATTAATTGTATAAAGTTTGCCGCAAAAAGGGGGACTTGGTTCCGCTTCGCTCACCCCCTTAGACCCCCTAAGGGGGACTTTCCCCCTTTAACCCCCTTTTATTGGAAACAAATAATAACCAATGGAGGGTCATCAAATAATAACCAATAGAGGGTCATCAAATAATAACCAATAGAGGGGCAACAAATAATAAATATTAGGGGGGTTTTAGGGGGTCGAAGACCCCCTAGTCGAGCAACCCCTTGCCTTCATCTTTTTTGCTCGTCTCTACAATTTTTTTGGTGGGATTACACTTCACCGATGCCAGCTCATATTTGTAGCAATAATCATCATATTTATACGTCTTTCCATCAATTTCGCTAATCACTGGCCCATTAAACACAATACAATTCTTCCCTTCACACACCTCTCTAAACAATGTTGCTAAACCGATACCCAGCAATATCGATATCAGTGTTTGCCCAATTGGCGTATTCAGCATTCGTTTAAAGTTCATTCGTCCCGTAAATATATCATAACACTATATTTTCGGTCTAATCCGGACCTTAATCCGGACATTAATCCGGACCCCAAGCGCCTGTAATATTCGAAAAAGGGGTTAGAAAATAATTATGATACTATATAACCCAATCGAATGAACCACGCGCAAAAGTATAACGACTTTATGCGTGCTCACAAAATAAGTCGCGACAGCACGCTCCCCAAGACCAACACCAGGATTGGGTCCACGTCTGCTGACGGCGAGCAGGTTTATGGCGGGATTTATTCTATTCCCGACAGCAAATACAGCGATTTTTTAAAATTATATTATAAACACGTGATTGAGGGCGGCGCGTCCGAGCATCTCACCGAGAAACAGCGCGAAAATGACGGCCCCATATTAATTGACATTGACTTTCGGTACAAATACGAAGTGGTCGCGCGACTTCACGAAAAAGAGCATATCGACGACATCGTGGTCGCCTATTTAGACATTTTGAAAGAGGTGTTTGATTTTGACGAGACGCCCTTCTACATCTATGTAATGGAAAAAGACACGGTGAATCGCATATATAACGAAGAGGCGCCAGATGCATCGCTTACAAAAGACGGCATACATATCCTGATTGGAATCCAGGCGGACCACGGCGTCCAGATGGCGATTCGCGACCGTATTTTGAAGAAAGTAGCGGCGATGTGGGGTTCATTGCCGCTCCAGAACAAATGGGAAGACGTGTTTGACAAGACAATCAGCTCGGGCAACACCAACTGGCAACTCTATGGGAGTCGAAAACCGAACCACAACCCGTATAAGCTTACCTATGTGTATGAAAACAGATTCGATCCTGGTGACAAGGAGTTCATGACGCGTCTGGTCCCGCTCGAAAAGTTCGACGTCAGCCAAAATATTGAAAATCTTTCTGCCAGAAGTTCAAAGTATCCAATTTACAACACAATGTTAACTTCAGCGAATATAAGTTCAAGCGGCGGCGGCCTCAAAAAACGCGTGTCGACCAACTCCCTGTTCACGCTCACCAACGATGCCGGTGTGGAGGCGGTGCTCCAAGTGAAAACCCGCGATGAGCTCGCGCTCGTCGTCCAGGCGACTTTGGACCAGATGGGCGTGCGCGATTATGAGCTCGTGGAGACGCATTATTACACGATGACTCTGCCGCCCAAATACTACGAGTCCGGCAGTTATGACAAATGGATTCGCGTTGGCATGGCGCTCTCGGAATTATGTAATCTGATGTTCATTACGTGGGTCGCATTCAGTGCGCAGGCCGCCGGATTCAAGTTTGGCGATATCAGCGAGATGTACGAGAAATGGCAGAAGTTTTCGAGCAAGGGCGACGTGGCCCTCACGCGCCGGTCCATCATGTATTGGTCGAAACAAGACGCATTCGCCAAGTTCGAGGAAGTGCGGCGCCAGAGTGTCGATTACTACATCGACAAGACCATCGATTCGATGATGGACGACTTCGGCGACAAGAACAAGAAGTTCAGCAAACCGTGTGGAGACTTCCAGATTGCTAATGTGTTGAAACAGTTGTACAAAGACGAATATGTGTGCGTCAGTATCAAGCACAACATCTGGTACAAGTTCCACAACCATCGATGGGTTGAAATCGATTCGGGCACTACTTTGAGAAAGGCGATTTCAACGGAGTTGTACGATATCTACATGGACAAGATTTCGAAGTTGTCGGCGTTCGCCAATACGCTGGATGAAGACGATGAGAGCATGGCGGAGACCCGGAAAAAAGTGACGAAAAAGACTGAGAAAATATGCGATATTTGTTTGCGTTTGATGAGCACGGGCGACAAGAAGAATATCATGACCGAGGCAAAAGAGTTGTTCCACGATTCGCAATTCATGGAGAAGCTGGATACCAATCCCTATTTGTTGTGTTTCGAGAACGGTGTGGTGGACTTCAAGGACAAGGTGTTCCGCAAGGGTTTGCCCGAGGATTATATCAGCAAATCGACGAATCTGGATTATAAACCGATTGACCGAAAAAAAGACGCGACGGTGATTGCCGAAATCGATGACTTCATGGCGAAGTTGTTTCCGCGCCCCGATTTGCGCGAGTATATGTGGGACCATTTGGCGTCGGTGTTGCTCGGCACGCCAGACAAGCAGACTTTCCACATGTATATCGGCGAAGGTCGTAACGGCAAGTCAGTGCTGACGACGCTGATTGATGAAATCATGGGCGAATACAAGGGCGTGGTGCCACTGTCGGTGATTACACAGGACCGCGCAAAAGTGGGTGGGACCGCGGCGGAGTTGGCGGAACTCAAAGGTGTGCGGTATGCGGTCATCATGGAGCCGTCTAAGAAAGATGCGATTCTGGAAGGTCCGCTCAAACAGATGACCAGTGGTCTTGACCCAATTCAGTGCCGAGCGCCGTATATGGCAAAGACGCTGATTTATTACCCCCAATTCAAACTGGTGTTGTGTAGTAACGTGATGATGGAAGTGAAGAGTCAGGATTATGGTACTTGGCGTCGTATTCGCGTGGTGCCATTTGAGTCGCTGTTCACCGAGACCCCGGTCCAAGGTGACCCAGACAAGCCGTTTCAGTTCTTGGTCGATGGCAGCATCGTCGACAAATTCTCGTATTGGAAGTTCACTTTCATGTCGATGTTGGTTGAGCGCGCATATAAGACAAATGGAATGGTGAAGGAATGCGATATTGTCATGTCGGCCAGTCGTGCTTACCAGGAGAGCCAGGACTTCATTGCGGAGTTTATTCGCGAGAAGGTGGTTCGCGAAGAAGGCGCCGAAATCAAGAAGACGGTGTTGAACAATGAATTCTCGGTTTGGTATATGAGCACCTATGGCAAGGGGGCGCCGAGCCCGAAGGAAGTCCACGTGAAGATGGACCAGCAGTTTGGCAAATATGATAAGAAAGGGGCGTGGACCGGGGTGCGCATCAAGTATGAGCGAGACGAATACTCGGCAAAACGAGATGCGGAAGTGTTTGATGATGGAATCTCGGCGAACGACCTATAAGCATTGCCCGAAGGACGGGAGCTTAGCGTATCTTTGATTCCCAACACATTTGTTTTTTTTGAAAATAAAAAACAAATAATTACACCACTCCATAATTGGCTTTTTGGACATTGTAGTTATCCAAGATTTGTTGCGCCGTCAGAACACTTGTGTTTCCTAAAAGTGCTCCAATATTCCCCCCAAATGTATATCCCGGGAAATCCGTTTCCGCCCCGATCAATACATATTCCGCCGTGCTTAGTGTATTCCCCACATTACACGTTCCTCGAGTATCCTCTATTCCATTCACATACAAAATGACTTCGCCGGTATCTTTTTGCCGCGTCACCGCAACAAATATCCATTGTCCCGTATTCACAGGTTGGGTCGTGCGAATCGTGACATCGGCGTTGGCATAATTTCCATCTCCATACGCTAGATAACCTTCCGCGTCAATACCAAATCCAAAATCGTTGTTGAGCTCCCCAGTTTCAGTTGAAACAATATACATCAATTGATAATGGTCGTATCCATAACCGACTTCGGTCGTTTTTATCCACGCACAATACGTGAAATCGTCGCTGATTGCGTCAGGTCTCAAAAACCGCATGTAATTCGAGTAGATGTACGCGCTCCCATCATACAAAAACTGCTTTGAAAATAAGAATGACAAGATGCCATCTGTGGAATCAAAAACGGGGAAAGTTGTGCTGGTCTCTTCGTCGATGTATTCAACTATGGTGGCATTATAGGTGGAACCGCCCGTGCCAATATTGGTCCAAATTGGCCCCGAATCGGGATAAATATAATTTGATGCCTCGAAATGGATGAGTAAATCCGCGGTGGTAAGTTGAGGTTCCGGAACTGGCTCTGTCTCCAATTCCTTAACAATAGTAACACAATTTTGATACGCACGTCGATGTACGGCAAAACCAGACCGCCAGCGCGTCATATACCATAATATATTATTATTATAAGTCAATCGAAACATGATACAAATATTACTAAAATAAATTATGGCAGAGTTCCAATTATTTATTGTTTTTACAAACATTTTTTTAACGAATTATACAACAGGATATTCTGTATAAATATTTTATATTTATAGTGGTAAATTCAAACATCAAATATATTGTATCGATGAAAACGCAATTGAGGACAATGTTCTTTATGTAAATATCCAATCCTAAAACTCATTTTAACAATCCTACAATCTTGTCATTGACCTCTTTATATTGCGAATAAGGTCGCAACATATGGTAATCGCTGAATCCTCCTTCCCGTATAAATGATTGGAGTTCTTCGCACAATTCCTCCGTATGTCGATGGATTCGATCAAGACGATGAAACCCAGTTTTGTTGTCATCTAAGTAAATAAACTTGCTAGTCCTGGCCGCCCATTTCAAGACATATTGGTAGAAGTCGCGCTGGTCGGTGCTCCACCCCGTATTACCATGTCCTTCCAAATACGTAATTCGGTCATTTACTTCGTGTAGCCTTTTTTGAATGTCGCCGATAGATGTGATGTCAAATATCTCGGCCCATGTTTTATTAAGTGCAACGTTATAACACATTGCTATTTCAGTGTATTCAAAACACGCATTGCGTAAATAAATGAACCATGAGTTATCAAATGTCTCTATGTTTTTTGTGTAATAATCCGAGTTCATTGGAATCATGTCAATGTCCGTTATCATGATACCATTTTCGTAGTTTAAAATGGCTGGATAAAGGAGGCGAATATATTGCGACGTGAATGATGTAGATATTCCGGGCAGAGGAGCAAACAATATAATATTGTTGGAATATTCTTTAAACTCGGGTGGCAGCACATCATGGATCAAAATAATTTTAATGTCAACGGTGGGGTATAATATTGTCCATGCCTTGATAAAAATTGGGATGAAATCGCAATAAAGTGGATTCATATTACATGCCGAGACGATACAATCTAGTTTCATTGTTGTATTAAAATTGATTATATCTTTATATACGTCGGTAAATAGTTTATTGCGAATATGAAATAGAGGGGCGCCTCTATTTTATACACCCTCTATTTCATACAATGTTTGACGTAGTCATTCCGCTTGGACCCAATGATGTAAAGCATTTTGGAAAGCAGTTGGAACATACGAGGAAATATGTGATTGGGTATCGGCGAATCTATATTGTGGCATTTGACCCGGATGCTGTTAATGGCGGCAACTCTGTTAATGGTGATGACTCTATTATCGTTGTGCCCGAATCCGTGTTTCCCTTCTCCAAAAACACCGTCTCCGTGTATCACGGCGCCAATAGCCGCAACGGCTGGTATTTCCAGCAACTTCTCAAAATGTACGCATGGGCATATCTCGATGGTCTTCTTGACCGGTATCTCGTGGTCGATGCCGACACGTTTTTTGTGAACCCAACGCGATTCGAGACGAGCGACGGCAAATGCCTCTATAATTTTGCTCGTGAATACCATGTGCCGTATTTCAAACATATGGCGCGCATGTCGCCCATTTTCACACGTACCTACGAACTCTCCGGCATTTGTCATCATATGTTGTTTGAAACCGGTGTGGTTAAGGAAATCATTGGCCTAGTAGAGGCTATAAACAAAGGCAAACGATTCTGGGAAGTATTCCTGGAATGTGTCGATGTTGGATTGCGGCATGGAATCGGGTCAGGCGCGTCCGAGTACGAGTTGTATTTCCATTATATTATGAAGACAAGGTTGGATGACATTGAAATCCGGGAATTGGTTTGGAATAATGTGGCTGAGTGGACACCGGACAAATGGATTGAGCATGATTATGTGGCGTGGCATCATTATGACCAATGAATAATCAAAACATATAAAGAAAACTCTTTAGTGATACACAATGAATCCCACTACTGTCATCATTTTGGCTGGTGGTCTTGGCAAACGCATGGGCTCCGATTTTCCCAAGGTTCTTCATTGGGTTGGCGACGTTCCCATGATTGTGCGTATCTTGCGCTCACTTCCACAAGATGCTCGCATTTTAATTGTTGTCGGCAAGTACAAAGATATCATTCAGGCGACAATTCGACAATACACGGACGTTGATATTGAATATGTGGTTCAGGACCCGCCTCTGGGCACAGGCCACGCGGTAGCCTGCTGCTTGCCCTATATTGACCCGGAACGACAAGTGATTGTGCTGTCGGGCGATGTGCCTCTCATTCAGACCGAAACAATTCGGAAAATGAGCCAAGGTGCGCCTGAGTTGCGCGTATTGACGATGACGGCGGATGACCCAACTGGATATGGGCGTATTATTACGAGTGATGGGAACATACATGTTAGTTCGCAGTTTGTGAAAATCGTCGAGCACAAGGATTGTACAGAAGAAGAACGCGCGTGTACAACCGTGAACTGCGGTATTTACGCGTTCTCGGGTAAAGTAGCACATCGGTTTGTGCCTCTCATCCAAAATATCAATGCCCAGGGTGAATATTATTTGACCGATATTGTGGGGCTTGCTCACAACGCAGGAATCTGTGTGGAAGTCTGTCATATCAACGATAACGAGAGGCATACGGTTCGAGGAGTAAATAATTTGGCGGAACTCGCGGAAATTGAGCGACACTTGTAAGACTTCGGTAAGTCCATTTGAAATATTATGAAAAACATAATATTTTAATACGTGCATTCTGTAACGATACTATCGTGGAATTATATGTGCGACTCCACCACAATTTGCTCCGCCTCTTCCCGTCCATACGTCGCGCCCATCTGGACAAACTTGTTTTTTTCTCCATCCTTGTAGTGGGTAAGAAAATACCGAATACACTCGAGCGTATAGGGATTCAGGTCGCCGACATCATTGATATGCGCCGATTTGGGGTCGCATTTGTCATCAAGAACCGCCAGAATCTTGTGGTCGCATCCGCTTTCGTCCGTTGTCATGATTCCGCCAATGATTTTACACCGGACAAGGGTGCCAGGATGAATCGCATAGTCGCACAAAATGATGATGTCGGTGGGGTCGCCATCGCCGCCCAATGTGCCGGGAATGTAACCGTAATTGTAGGGGAAAACATTCGAATTGTGAATGATGCGGTCTAGGCGGAGACATCCGGTGTCCTTGTCATGCTCGTATTTCATATTGGAGCCTTTGCTGATTTCGATGATGGCGTCGCACATGTTGGATTATTAGAGAGGTAGCTTTATGTTTTGTTGTTTTGTTTTTAAAGACTACGTCTTTGGTCTCATATAATTCGCCACCAAGATACACAGTGTGCCCCCCACTTTCTCCCACGACAGCATTTCCTGGTTGAACACCATTCCATATACATAGGACATCACCATTCCAAAATAGGCCAACGGGGCAAAAATCGATGCCGACAAGTTAGAGGCCGCGAAGAAACGTAAGAAATAGGCGACGGACCCGAGGAACCCGTTCAGACCAATTGCTAAACCCATTCGGGGTTTTAATATGGAGGCAAAGTCGAATGTTCTGAATAAATATCCAGTAATCGCAATGAATCCAAACAAATAAGAGAGGAACACGTGATTCCAATGGTTGCCGGTTTTGATTCGACGGATCATGAAATAGATGAGGGCCTCGGTTAAGGCCGCGAGCAAAATCATTGCGACCCCGTAGATAAAGTTGGGTTTCTCAGAGCCATCTTCGATTTGTGTCGTGGTCTCATTCGCTTTATCAGTTTTATCGCTTGGGGTCGCGCTTTGTGTCACTCCGCTTCGCGCTTTATCGGTCGCATTCGCACTTTGTGTCGCATTCGCTTCACCAATGACAAAGAGCGCAAGACCTAACAACACTAACAAATACACATTGTTCCACACAACCCCGGCAATCAGCAATATCATCAACGGGTAAGTATTGAATATCGCGAACGAAACACCCGAATCCAAATTGCGGAATCCTTCGTATGAAAAGAAGATGTGTGAGAGGTTGATGGCGGCGAGCAACATCGCATCGGGGCTGAAAAGGGCGCTCCCGATAAAGGACCAATCCACGAATATCGAGGCCATCGCAATATAGGCAAGGAGCCGCGCCCATACCTGGTGAATTAGGGATAAGTCGATTTTTTTCACAAATATGGGATAGAGACTTAATAAAGACTCGGACATTAACATGGCAACGGCTGGATTGAGCGTAGCTGATCCAAACACCATTCTCTTGAATATATATTACACATTTATAATGTTGTAAAATTGGTATAGAAACCCAATATACTATATAATTAATATCAGTCAAATGACCGTTGTTATCATATCAATCATTGTTTGTGGACTTTTTGTCTATTTAATTGCCACAGTAATTTTTTGCCGCCGAGTTTGTACAAGAGAGGAAGTCGACCCTCTCTTATTAGACCCCGAATCCGCGGACTTTTCGTCGATTTATCCGGAAGACAAAGTATAGACAAAAACATTTGGGTCCAAAAGATTCAAAGGCACATCCCTCTATTATCAATCTACGTCATGTCCACAAACAAAACCGTCGTCAGTTTCGATATCGGTATCAAGAATCTCGCCTACTGTATTTTCTCCATCGATCAATCTAGCATTTCCGTCGCCGGGTGGGGAATCGTCAATCTGGCCCTACAAGATGCCGTGGTAAAACCGCAATGTAATTGTGCCAAGGCGAAGGGTGGTGCCCTATGTTTAAAGACCGCCACCTACAAGTATGGAGAGGACCAGCGATTCTGTCTGACCCACGCTAAATCCTCCGGCAAACTGCTTCCGACGAAGGAGTTATCCGCCGCGGCGCATAAGAAGTTGAAACTCGATGAACTGACGGCACTATGTACAAAATACGGTATCGGGATTGTGTCGACCGATAAGAAACCGGATGTTTTAGCAAAAGTGGTCGCGCATTTTGCGACGCGAACTCTGGAACCCATCGTCGTCGCCAAGTCCAAGAATGCCAACCAAATCCATTTAGTCGAAATCGGGAAACGCATCAAGGCCCAATTTGACACCGTGTTTGCCAATTGCGAGCCTACCCACGTCATTTTGGAGAACCAGATATCGCCGATTGCCGGGCGAATGAACACGATTCAAGGGATGGTGGCGCAGTATTTCATCATGCGCGATGCCAATGACCGACTGGCGATAGACTTCATTTCATCGTCGGGGAAACTCAAGGGGTTTAGTGATAAGGCACAGCCGACCGATAAGGCACAGCCGACCGATAAGGCACAGCCGACCGATAAGGCACAGCCGACCGATAAGGCACAGCCGACCGATAAGGCACAGCCGACCGATAAGGCGCAGCCGACGGTTAAGGTGCATGATACGAATACTTACAAGGACCATAAACGCGACGGCATCGCCTTTTGCCATCAATTCATGTCGGCCAACGGGGGACTGGCGACATTTAGGCATATTATCGAGACGGCCCCCAAAAAGGACGATTTGGCCGATTGTTTTTTACAGGGGATTTACTATTTGAAGCGTGAAAATATAATAATAAGCTCGGAGAACTTAGAAATAAACATTGTTAAATAATAATATTAGGACGCGCAATGGACACTTTTGATATCAATTTCGACAACTTGGAACCGATTAGCCTTAAAATCGACGATTTCGATTCGTCGCCGAGTAAAACCGTCAATTTTGGCGGAGGAGCCGAGTTTTTGATGAATAATAGCAAGCGATCGGCTAGCAACGCGACCAATATTGATTTAGGCGATATTGGCAGTCTTGATACTGAACTGAATGAACTGGCAAACAACTCTGGCTCTGGACCTTCGAACTCTGGCTCTGGACCTTCGAACTCTGGCTCTGGAGGAGAAACCAAGGTGCTCAGTGGAATCTCCAACTTCTTTGGTTTTGGAGGAAAAGATGAGGCGCCCAAGGCGGCTTCCGCAGCCGATTCCGGTCTTGGCCAAGCAACCAAGGAAACCGGCGCAGGAACCAACAAGACCTGGGACGGATTCATGAAGTTCAACGACATCCCCGACCGCCCCGTCCAGTCCCGCATGACCGACCGCGAGAAGCTGCGCAAGAAGCGCTTGATGATGAAGCGCCTCGACGAATGGAGGGAGAAGGGGCTCATCGGCAATCACGTCCATTTCAACAATGACTCCTCTTATGAAGAGGTCGAGGACGAATACGAGACCGCCCTCGAAGACAAGAAGAAGAAGGAGTCTATGAAGCTGTACAGTTGGTGGTTCATGACGGCGGTCAATACCGTCGAATACGCCAATTCGGCCTTCAATCCCTTCGATGTCAACCTCGATGGATGGGGGGAACAAGTGAGCGACGACATCGACAGTTATGACGAGATTTTCGGGGAATTGTACGAGAAATACAAGGGCGGGAAGTTGGCGCCGGAAATTGCGCTGCTCCTGAGACTGGGGTTCAGCGCGGCGGTGGTCAATTTCACCAATCGCGCGTTGTCCTCGGCGACCCCTGGGTTCAATGATGTCATAAGACAGAGCCCGGAACTCATGAAGGCGTTCACGAATGCCACGGTCAATTCGATGTCGCAGCAGAGTCCGGGATTTGCCTTTGCCAATAATTTGGTGAACCCGGAACCGACGGGGCGTCAAGGCGCACCCCCGGCGGCAGTGGACCCGCGAATACAAGCCAAACGTCCGGGAATGGTATTCACCGAACAGCCGTCCAATAGTGGCATCAATGCCGTTCGCGGGTCGATGTTCAAAGAGGCGGGGGTGGAGTTGAATAACAATAGCTTTGATTCGGCGAGTAGAAGACCGCCCCAGGCACCGCAGAGGTCGGAGATGCCAATGAGACAAGAGATGTCTCAAAGGCCAGAAATGTCCGGTCCTAAGAATACCAACTTGGATTCCATTTTGAGCGGACTCAAGACCAAGACAGTCGATATTCATGAGAACCGTGATGATGATTCGGTGGTGAGTGTGTCGTCGTTGAAAGACCTGAATGGCGCGACCATTCCATCGGGTCGAAGACGCAAGGGGTCGGACAAGAACATTGTCTCGTTGGATATTTAAATGAGGTTTATAATATAATTATATTGGTAAAAATAGAATTATACATTAGATTGATGTCCCAATGATGAGAACGACAAAATTATTTACACGTCAATTTTCCTTACGTTCATGATATCACTAAATGTACATGTCGAATATTATTTCATAAATAATATTCAAGGGATTACCATTAGTTGATATTGTTACATCACCAAAATCGGGTTCCACCGGTTAAACTATGCTCTTATATGCCACATATAGACCCGATGTGATGCCACCTTTTGTGGTAGCGGGAGTCCAAGTAGTTCCATTTGTACTTTTTGCTATGATTGCACCAGTGCCGACAGCAACCCAGAGTCCAGCAGCCGTTCCATAGGTTATCCCGCTAGGATAAGCACCAATTCCGGTTGGATTTGTAACATAGGTCCAAATATTTCCATCCGTACTTGTGCTACGTATTGCGGTTTGGCCACCAGCCCACCAGAGTCCAGCACCCAAACCATCTTTGCCATATCCCACAGCAGTTCCAAAAGTAATAGAACCATTATTGCCAGCGGGAGTCCAAATATTTCCATCATAACTTTTCGCAATTAATGATGTGCCTCCACCGACAGCAACCCAGAGTCCGACACCCAAATTATCTTTGCCATAGGTTACATCACGACCAGAACCAAAACCACCATTATTGCCAACAGCAGTCCAAGTATTTCCATCCGTACTTTTCACAATGGGTGTGCCGTCGCCAACCGCAATCCAGAGTCCTGCTCCGGTTCCATCTTTGCCATAGGCGACTCTATATGCAGTACTGATACCACCTTTTGACCCAGCGGGAGTCCAAATATTTCCATCCGAACTTTTTGCTATGATTCCGCCTGCTCCAACAGCAACCCAGAGTCCAGCACCCGCACCATTTTGTCCATAGCCCACTGAATTCGCAGTAGTAAGACCACCAGATGAATCCGCCTTTGTCCAAATATCTCCATCCTTACTGTTCGCAATTATTGAGCCGCCTGTGCTGACAGCAACCCAGAGTCCAGCACCGGCTCCATCTTTGCCATAGGCCACACCGCCTCCACCACTAGGATTAGTAAGACCACCGTTCGAAGTCGCGGCACTCCAATTATCGCCGTCTATGCTTTTCACAATATTGGCACTGTTGCCAATAATAACCCAGTTAGCCCCCCCCCCCGGCAGATTCTTGGTT